TTTGCAGATATCTATGCAACTGGTGGCTTGCAGATTGATGGTAACTTAGTTGTTGGTGGTACTTCAACAACACTCTCTGCGACAAACTTGTCGATTACAGATAACATGATTATGTTGAACCACGCGGAGTTAAAAAACATTAGCGATGCTGTTGGCGATGGTTCAGATGTAGTATTTACTACAGGAACAAAACATGGGTATCTTGTTGGTATGCATGCAAAAGTGACTGGAGTCTCGCCAGCTACTTTCAACGCAACGTATACAACGATTACAGCAGTTACTGACTTTACATTTACAGTAGCAAGTACTAACACAGACACATACGTCTCAGGCGGTACTGTTCGAGGACAAACTTCTTCTAACCCAGATGTTGGTTTTGCTGCTGGATACGATGATGGCACCTACGCTAATACGGGTTTCTTCCGAGATTCTACTGACGGCGTATATAAGATATTTGATAGTTATACCTTAGAACCAGATCTTAGTGTATTCATTGATACCAGTCACTCAAGCTTTGCGTTAGCGCCAATGCAAGCATCTAATTTTATTGGACCATTACAAGGCAACGCAGATACCGCAACGATCTTAGCAACGGGTCGTACAATATCGTTATCAGGGGATGTTGTTGGTTCAGTATCCTTTAATGGTTCACAAGACGTAGATATTTCGGCTGTTATCCAAGCAAATTCTGTTGAACTTGGTGTAGATACGTTTGGTGCTTATATAGCAACCATTGCCGATGCTGGTAATACAAACATTGTTGTAAATAACTCTGGCGCTGAAACTGCTGGTGTTACTCTTGATCTTACCGATACAGGAGTTACTGCTGGCTCATATGGTTCGCAAACTGCGATCCCAGTAATTACTGTTGATGTCAAAGGTAGAATTACTGCTGCTAGCACAGTTACTGTAGCTACAACATTAGGTATTTCTGATGGATCAAATCAAGATCTTGTTGACTTATTAGTAGACGAACTAACATTTACAGGCGGTGTTGGACTTACAAGTACAATTAGTGACAACACTGTAACATACGATCTAGATGATACAACGGTTATTGCTGGTACTTATGCTGCCGCAAATTCTGTTGGTATCTTTACTGTTGATGCACAAGGTAGATTAACTTACGCAAATACACAGATTATAGATATTACGTCAGGACAAGTTAATGACTTTACTGAAGCGGTGCAAGATAAGATTGGTGAAGCAATCACTGCTGGTACTCAATCAAATATTGCTGTTACATACACAGATCTTACTAATAGCATCGACTTTGCGGTTGAAACTGCAACCTACTCAACTCTTGGTGTAGCTAAATTCTCATCAAGCAACTTTACTGTAGCTGCAGGTAACGTTACAGTTACAGCTGTAGATGGTGGGACATATTAAGGAATTAATTAATGGCTAATCCAACTAGCAGACAGGGTTTAATCGATTATGCTTTACGCAGACTTGGTGCACCTGTCATTGAAATTAACGTAGACGAAGATCAGATCGAAGATAGAATTGATGACGCACTTCAGTTCTATCAAGAGTATCACTCAGATGCTACGATGAGAATCTATCTGAAGCATCAGCTTACAGAAGCAGATATTACAAATAGATTCCTTGCGTTGAACGATAATATTCTTTACGTAAAAAGAATATTCCCATTCGTAGGTGATAGTTCAAATATTAATATGTTTGGTGTAAAATACCAAATGCATATGAATGATATTTACGATTTAAGCCATGTTGGTGATTTATTATATTACGAAATGGTTCAGCAATATATGTCATTGTTAGACATGAAGTTGAATGGCCAAAGCGAGTTTTCCAGATTCAATCGGCACATGAATGAATTGCATCTAGATATTGACTGGGAATCAGATGTACAAGTAGGCGATTATATTATTGTTGAATGTATGCGAATTGTAGACCCATCAACATATACCGATGTCTATAACGATATGTTCCTTAAACAATACGCAACAGCGTTGATCAAACAACAATGGGGTGCTAACCTTATTAAGTTTGAGGGTATGCAAATGCCAGGTGGTGTAACCATTAACGCTCGAGCAATATTCGAAGACGCGAATCTAGAGATAGAAAAAATAAGAGAGCAGATGCAACTAAATTATGAAATGCCTCCTGACTTCTACGTAGGATAATTAATTATGCCAACTAATGTGTATTTCAGTCAGAAAGTAAAATCTGAACAGAACCTATACGAAGATATTGTCATTGAATCTCTTAAGATGTATGGACAAGATGTTTATTATTTGCCACGTGAGATTATCACCGAAGATGCAATATTAAATGAAGATGTTGAGTCTAATTTCAATGATGCCTATATGGTTGAAATGTACATTGAAAATATTGAAGGGTTTGAGGGCGAAGGTAACATACTAGCCAAGTTCGGTGTTGAGATCCGAGACCAAGCCACATTCATCGTTTCAAAGAGAAGATGGGAACAACTTATTGGTTACCATAACAATGGTATTAATTCAATTCGTCCTAGTGAAGGCGACTTGATTTATATTCCAATGAGCAAATCAATATTTGAAATTCGTTTTGTAGAGCACGAACTTCCGTTTTATCAGTTGTCTAATTTACCTGTTTATAAATTGCAGTGTGAGTTATTCGAATACTCTGGTGAAACAATTATGACCGGCTTTGAAGATATTGATCGATCTATCAACCAAGTAGTTTCATATCAGACGGTTCTTAAAGTTAATACTGGAAATGCGATTGAATTCGTATTTAGCGAAGAAGTTAGACAGCAGATTGGCGATACATCAGAGTATATATCTGGTGTGATTGTATATACTGAACCACTGGGTGCTGGTAGAGAATTGCGCATTACCGATTGGACAACCTCTGATGGTAAGGTCCATGAGTTTATAATAAATAAACCTTTGGTCGGTCAAACATCTGGCGCAACGTGGAATGTATTTGAAGTAAATGAAATTGCTGATAGTGATCTAGCAAATGATAGAGCGTTTGTTTCTGATGCGCAGTCAAGAAATCAGGAATTTGAATCCGCAGCTGATGGTATTATTGATTTTAGTGAATCAAATCCATTCGGTGAGATTGGGAGTTAATTATGTTAAATGAACACTTTTATCATGCATCAATACGAAGATTGATTGCTGCATTTGGTTCGATATTTAATGACCTAAAAGTCGTACGTAAAGATGCTGATGGAGAAATCCGACAGATCACGCGTGTACCTCTTGCGTATGGTCCAAAGCAAAAGTTCTTAGCTCGGTTAGATGCTGAACCAAGCCTTACAAATCCAGGCGTAGCAATTAAGTTGCCTAGGCTGTCTTTTGAGATTACATCACTATCATACGATTCTTCAATTAAGTTGAATCGTATGAATAGAGTTGTAAAGGATGATGGTGTAGAAAATTCTAGGTCGTATGTTTACACATATGCACCATATCGCATTGGCATTCAGTTGAATGTTATGGCTAAGAATCAAGATGATGCATTGCAAATCATCGAACAGATCATGCCGTATTTCCAACCTGAATATACTATTACAATGAATGAAGTTCCGGAAATGGGAATCAAGGGCGATGTTCCGATTGTATTGACTAGTGTTAATATGACTGAGGACTACGAAGGCGATTTCATAACACGAAGATCTATTATATACTCTATGGATTTTGAATCACGGATTCGCTTCTATGGGCCAGTATCTTCACAAGGTATTATTAATAAAGCCTCTGTTGATATCAACAACTCAGATACATTTGGGTTTATTGAAGAAATTATAGAAACTGCTGCAGCTTCTGGCATTGATGCTATTGATGATAATGAGATTACACCATGAACCCCAAAAAAGATGATATCGATGATGACTATGATTATGCTAGGTCGAAATATTATAATCTAGCAGAAAAAGGCGATGAGGCTATTGACCTTATGATGGAACTTGCTCGCGAGTCTGAACACCCACGAGCCTTTGAAGTACTATCTAATATGATGAAACAAAACGCTGAGATTGCTGATCGGCTAATGGATCTACAGAAAAAGAAAAAAGAAGTTAAGACACCAGCTAATAATCAACAAGCTCTTCCTAATAGTATGACACAGAATAATGTGTTTGTTGGATCTACTACTGATCTACAAAAAATGTTGGCTAAAAAGATGGAAGATAGAAATGTCATCGACGCTCAAGAATGACACAATCACGGCTAACTAATAACATCTTTGGATATTTGGGACGACCTAACGTCAAAAGAGATGGTGTCCAACAGAATTTCACAGCCGAAGAAGTAAAAGAGTATGCGAAGTGCATGCAGTCTCCTGCTTACTTTGCTAAAAAATACCTTAAGGTTATATCCCTTGATCTAGGATTAGTTCCCTTTGAGCTGTACAACTATCAAGAGAAAATGTTTGACCATTTCAAGTCAAATAGATTCTCGATTGTGTTGGCATGTAGGCAATCCGGAAAATCCATTTCATCAGTTGGTTATCTACTTTGGTATGCGTGCTTTCACTCTGAAAAGACAATTGCTGTATTAGCGAACAAAGGTTCTACTGCCAGGGAAATGTTATCAAGGGTAACATTAATGTTAGAGAACTTGCCGTTCTTCTTGCAACCTGGATGTAAAGCACTGAATAAAGGTTCTATTGAGTTCTCAAATAACTCACGGATTGTCGCAGCTGCGACGTCTGGATCATCTATTCGTGGTATGTCAGTCAACCTACTCTTCCTTGATGAGTTTGCATTCGTAGAAAACGATGCTCAGTTCTATACGTCAACATATCCTGTGGTTGCTGCTGGTACTACTACACAAGTCATTGTTACATCTACGGCCAATGGTATTGGTAATGTATAT